AAATAAAAGAAGAAAACGAAAAGCATGAATTATATATGCTTAAAACTAGGTGGGAAATGTCAAAAAGAATTGGTCGACCAGTGCAAAATATGAGCCAAACTGAATTTGATAGAGCAGAGGAAATATTTGGCAAAGAAGAAAAAGAAAAATAAAAAACAAAAATCTTTAATTGTTGAAGAACAAAAAGACTTTGGCGGACACCAAATCATAAATATAGATGGGAAATATGTTCGTTTACCTGACTATAAAGAAATAGTTTTATCTGCGGGTAGAGTTGAATTAAAAATTAAATCAGTTTTACATAAATATTTTACAAACAATCAGCTTTCACCAAGTGATGCAAAAAAAAATGCTATTAGGCATATTGCGGGTGAAAAAATGGAAGTATTATCTGTAATTGCTAATATTAAAAGATCAGTAAGCCAAAATTGGGATAAGATTGAGGGCTTAGTAGTTGGTGGTAATGATTTATTAAATGTTAATTCTTTTGACGCTCATACTGAATTTAATAATGCGTTAAAGTTATGTGGCAGACATCAAATGATACTTTACAATTTAATTATTGAAGATACTCCATGCGGTAGAAAAAATATGGATTATTTAAGAGAATGCTTGGATAATGTCGCTGAATACTTTAAAATATCTTAGCCCTGATTTAGATCTCTCTTTCTCAGGGCTTTTACTTTATATATTAATAATTGATTAATTTTGTTTAATTATGCTTTTTTATGTATTTGACATAATGAATCGCATTTTGTTATAAATATTTATAGTCGATATTTCTGACTAAATTTTCAAAAATTTTTTAGACAATGAACCCATATATAAAACTTTGGGAGTGCGTATTAATTAGATTGCTTTTAGACAGTCTAGGCTATGCTAGTCCTAGTATGAATTTATCATTATATAGAATACAAAATAACGCTCAATTATGGCTTAGATCAAGCTCTTTTGAGGATATTTGCGACCTTGCAAACAAAGAGCCAAATTACATAAAAAAAATATATGCCAAAGCCAAAGAAAAAACAGAAATCGACCAAGATCAAATTGCAAAATATTTCAGATTTTTACTTATATCAGAATGATAATGATTTATGCCAATTCTTTATTATTAAAGATGAGAATGAAAAACCAAATCTTGTAATGATTTATAAAAACTTTGAAACAGAAAGCCAAATATTAGACTTTGTAGAGGGTATTAAATTCTCTGAACTTAACGAAACAGAGAGAACATTAAATTAAACATATACTCAAAAGCCATTTTATAGGCTTTTGACTATAGATTTATGAAGTTAAATCTCTAATAGTTAATTTTACTTTTTTATATGGAACAAATTGTTTTTGCATCTGACTTTCATAATTATTAAATGCAAAATCTACTGCTTTTCTGTTCCATGATTTAAAATTTGGATTTGTTTCATGTTCATTTATTTGTTTCAATGATAAATAACAAAAACCATCTTTATTTTTAGTTCTCTTAATTCTAAGTTTATTCATATTATCAACTATTTTATAAACTTGCTCTTTATATTTTATTGGAACAGGTGTTAATTTTTTGTTCTTAATATAAACATCAAATTTATTAAGTTGTTTTACAAGATTATTTCTTTTTTCATCATATTCTTTTTTAGCTTCTTGTTCTGTATCAATGTATGATGTAAAAATTTGAACAACTTGATCTTTATTTTTTGCATAAAAATCATATATGGTTTCATCTACTAATGGTTTATAGGTTTTATCACCTGTTAAATGAATTGATAAATCTTTTTTTGATATTATTTTTTCTTTAATAACCATTTCTGCATATTGATTTTCGTATTTTCTTGCGTCTATTTCCCAAGGCAAGTCTTTATATTTTGTCCAAGATATATGGTTGCCCTTCCATGTTCCACTTTCTATTCTTCCATTACTATTTCTTTTAACAGAATATTTTGATGTGGTAATCCAACCATTGTTAGCTTGTAGTGCGTGTCTAAATTCGTGACCAAGAACAACAAGTAAAGTTTTAAAATCAAAACCATACAAATTTCTAAAATTTAAACAAACAATGTCTTTTGATTGTTGATATGTTCCACTATGAAAAGCATCTTTTCCCCAATAACATACTCTTTCAATGTCTAAATTAGTGTCAAGATTTAATTTATTATTTAAAAATTCATGTGCTAGACGAATATTTTTAACAAATTTTTCCTCAATTTCATTTCTAACAATTATTCCCATTATTACCCTCTCTTAATGATAATTCTTTACAAATAAAAGACAATCCCTTTTCATTCATCATTTACCTCTCTTTCTTCAATATCTTGAATTTCATTATCTTGTAATTCTATGCCATGTAATTCACTATATTGCTCTTTTAACTTTTCAATGTAATCTGATTTACTATCAGCTTCTAAATTGTTAATTGAATAAGTAATAACAACATTTGAATAATAATTATTCATTATTATTTACCATTACTGTTTCTATGTGATCTCGATACTCCCAATCATCTTTTTTGGTATCACCTTGCCAATTCTCGTAAGCCTTACTAAATGCTTCTTCTTCATTTTTAGCTTTAACTAAAAATAACTTTTGAACATCATAAGACAAAACAATTCTGTATTCCTTACTCATTATTATTTACCTTTCTTTATTAGTAAGTATGAAACATAAACAAACACAGATATAAAAATTATATCCGCACCATTAAGACCTTGCATTAAATACCTCTTTTTCTAAGCCTAAAATAATATTAGCCATAAAATCCCAGTAGTTATTACAAACTTTGTCATATAACTGATCTGAGGGGTTAGGATTGATTGAACCCATTTTGATAGCAAGTTTTACAATATCATCATAGTAATAATATATTGGTAGAGCTAAACCGCTTAACCATTCTGACATGGCATTGAACTTGCCTACTCTTTGGATATTCCAACCATATTCAGAATTAAATCGATCAAATATATAATTAATCTTTTCTTGGTCTGTGGTTAGTTCTCTATCATCAGAATATACGCAATCAAGTATATATTGACGATAGTTTTTCTTATACTTCGTATGATGTAGTTTAGTCATTTTTTATCTCTCTTTCTCAATATTTGTTAAATATTGATCTAAGGGCTAATCAAAGCCCTTAAATAAATACTTAATTAAAAAATGGTTGTGGAAGTTCTTTTTCTTTTAAAAAGAATTTGCCTTTGTTAAGGTTATGAAACTTATTATAAATTTTAAAAATCTGACTTGTAAATTCATCAAACTTTTCATTACCATAATATTTTAAATAGTAGGCATATTCTTTCTTTGTAGCTTGATATAACCAATTAATATCGCTTTCAGTTAAATCTATGCTTATTGTTTTATCTTTCATTATATATCTCTCTTTCTTAATTAAATTAATAGATCATAATATAAATTACAAATCAAGTAATTTATTACAAATAATTACATTTTATTACATTTATAATTATAGTTAAATTTCCGCTAATTCTTACTTAAATATTATGAAAGATTACTCAATTATTATTAATCAAGTAAACAGATAGAAGATGATAGAGAGAAAGACATATAAGAAGATATATAGAATGATCAGTCTATTTTGTTTCAATGTTATTGATTTAATTGGATTATATAAAAGAACGCTTGTGCTTTATATTAAGGGGAAGATGTAGGGATATATAAAACAAGAAAACATTAATCAAAGTCCTTAAAGAAACAACAAACAACACTTAAAACATAGATATATAAGGCTATTCTACAAGTATTCTACAATTAGACTGGCTATTATTGTTATATATCAACAATAAGAACACCATTGACAGTTATATGCTTTTATAATTTGTTTTATTTTGGCTAATAAAAGGCACTAACCCCCAGTGGTTGCCTAGCAATATTATTGTAACCCATTTCAACACAATGATGATTTCTCTAAAGATTTGGTGCTGATGAGAAGAATCGAACTTCCGACCTCTGTCTTACCAAGACAGCGTTCTACCACTGAACTACATCAGCATAAGAACTAATTATATGAAAAAAAAACAAAAAAATACAAAAAAAGTAGATGTCTTTGCCCTAATGGTCAAACACATGAATGACAAGACACCTGTCAAACAAAACTCAGGAAGGGGTTTAGTTCCAGACAGCACAGTAGCAAGAATACAGGATATATATGGTGGTGATAAGAAAGCTAATGAATGAACACTATAACCATTCCATACAAGCCTAGAGAATTACAACAACAAATACACAAGAACTTAGTAAGATTTAATGTTCTTGTTTGTCATAGAAGATTTGGCAAGACTGTTTTA